GATCCGTTGTCAAAGTCAATTGAGCCTTTGTTGTAACTGGTTACACCTGCTCGAATATGATTGGGGCACAGTTCATATGCATAACGAATACGTTGCATGATCTCCTGCGCACCTGTGTACTTGTGCGCGGCAATTAGAATAGTTGAGTCTGGCACAAACATTGCATACCACAGCAAGTAACCGGCAGCCGAAGTAGACTTGCCTGTTTGTCGAGGCATCAAGCTGATTGAATAACGATAGTTATGATAAGTGTATATCAGTTGCTTTTGATAGTCAAACGGATGATACAACATCTTGCCGCGTGTGGGGTGCTGGATATAGAAAAAGTTGTCCATGAAATACAGCGGACCCGAGTCTTGATCAGCACACAGCATGAAGTCTGTTAGTTGTTCTTCTGTAAATGTTTCCCTACGGTGCGGGGCTTTGACAAGGACTGTTTCTGGACTTATACTCATAATGTATTAATTATACGTTTGTACACAACATCAGCAAAGGCTTGATTGTTTTTCTTTCCTAAATGTAGCAAGTCTCGACCAAGATCTAGTTCTCGTTTGTCTTCCACAAGATCAAGATAGTCGGTAGGGTTGAACATGATCACAGGTGTGGCATTTTCATGACAGTACCACTGTATGGCCGCACGATTTTTTTCAGCATGTAATCGCATGTTTTCATCATTTTCCAGCCACATTTTAACATAAATTCCATCAGTCCAAGGCTTTACGTTATAGGTCCAATTGATTAGGTGCGGTGGCTCGTTGACTTCTTGATGTAATTCAATCCTGTTGGGCCTTGGTTCTAAGAACACCACAAACTTTGGTTTCAGTACGGGCAGCCAATGTTTAAGTATTCTATAACAGGTATCACTGCCCGAGCCTGCTACCCCAAGATTCCAGCAATGCAAATTGAGTTGATTACTAACTAGGTCTGTCCACCGAAGATGTTCTTGAATACCTATTCCAGCAGTAAAACTGCAACCAATGGCAACGAAGTTTTCACGCTGATCAAATTCTGCAGTTCTAAACCCTTCACTGTTGAAACAATATGTAACGGGATCTTCAGTAGATAAATTTGCCCATCCAAACTGCTCTAGTAGTTTGCGCTTTTCAGGGCGTTTAAGGTGTGCAAGATAGTTTTCTCGCGAGTCAGGATCAAACCATTCTAGTTGTTGCCCTGCATAGATTGTTGATCGATGTAGGGGTTTCATTTGATCAAATGTGCCAGCTCTGGCCACAACTGCACAAATTTTCCAGCTTGATCTTTGTGGTACTGAGTTTCAATCTCAACAATGTGTTGCTTGAACTTGCGAGTGATGCCTGCACGTTCTTGAGTCACAGCACGATACATGTTCAAGGCATTGTCAAAGAATTGTCGCTCAGCAGGTGTAGCAAGTCCTGTGGCATAGAAACGTTCAATCTCTGCGGCTGCTAATGCCGCAACTTCAGGGCCGTGTAGGAATGGGTCCAAGTAGTCGGGTTGGAACAAGTTTTGCCACAATACAGTTACACCTTGTTCAGAGGCCCATTCACGGAATTCTGTGATGCGTGTGGCATTGTAGATGTTGTACACAGCATGAATGCCGCCCCAGTGTCCTTGCTTGAACAGGTCTTTGACCTTGTTAAGGTTGTGTTTGACTTGTGCCCATTCGCCGCCATAACGCACATATTCAAAGCGACTGTCTATGTTGTCAAAGCTCATGCTCCAGCCAACTTTCTTACGTTGTGCCAGTTTCTTGAAGATCTTGTTCCGGTCAAGATCCACATTCATGTTGGTGATTAGTGTAACTGTGCAATCTTCTGGGATAACATCTAGTAGACGTTCGTTCTCAGGAAGCAGTAAGGGCTCTCCGCCTACTAGGGCAACGTCTTTAATATGTTCGTGATGTGCCGCAATAAAGTCACACACATCTTCATAATAGGGGCGACTGCCAGACTTGAATGGAATACCTTTGAGTGCGGACCATTTTGAACTGGCCCATTCACTACAGTAGTTACATGAAAGGTTACAGGTGGTATTCCATCGCACATCTACAATTACAGGGTAATGGTATTTGTCTCCGGCAGTCGCGTAATTGATATCTTGGTTGAGATCATTGTGCCACTTGCGCTCTGAGTCTGCTCCAAAGCGTTCAGCTTGTACACAATTGCTACAATACTTATGTGCTCGACCTTGTGACAGATCATTTCTTATGTCTGCCATGAGATCACTGTTGAGAATCTCAATGATGTTGTTGGTGTTCAAGTTGCCCAGCATGTTGGGATCACCTGCACAGCAGGTTTTGACATCACCACGGGGATTGATATGCAGGCCACGCCAAGGTGCGGCACAATAGAAAGAGTCTGACATGCCTTTATTTAAAGGCGGATCACTGGCACCAGGAAGTTTTGGCCTCGCCGTAGTACTCACGAGCAAATCCGTTGGCAATCAACATACCACGCAGGCTTTGTCCATTTAGTAGTACATCGCCTAGCACACGGCCGCCATACTTGTCCCAGTCCATGAGTACAATTTGACGCTTTTGTGAGTTGGCAATTGCTTGTTTTGTAAATGCTGTGGCTGCTTCGCCACGTTGCGCTTCACTTGGGCACTGTGCTCGGTGTCCTTTTTCGGGAGTATCCACACCAAACACACGAATGCTGAGTTCCGGTTTAAGCGGTGCTGGCAGCCAAGTGGCTTGAATACCCACTGTGTCTCCGTCAATCACACGAGTAATAACAGCGTCATAGGTAACGCCGGGTTTTTGTTTGGGTTGTGCTAGTACTAGACACGGCACAATGAGTAAAAGTGTTAAAAGTTTTTTCATATTAAAATGTTAAGTGTAGTAAACAATTTCACCTGTGGTTGGGTTGTATGCCATTTGATAAAAGCCCGCAGGCAGTCCACTGGAACCACCGTTGCGCACAGGTTTCACTGTGAATGTGTTAGCAGTGGTTTGTTGTAGGTCTGTACCTGTAGCATTGATGATGATTGAATTGTTGCCCTGATTCAGTTCACCAGCATAGTAACCAATGGCCACTGCTGAATTGCCTTGTGCGGTACTGCCAGCCAAGTAACCAATTGCCACAGCACGATTTGCTTGCGAGGTAGCACCGGCATCTGTACCAATGGCTACGGCCTGGATACCTTGTGTGTTGGTACCGGCACCAGCACCAACAGCCACTGCGGCATTGCCTTGATTATTTTCTCCAGCTGAGTCCCCAATGGCAACTGCAACTTCGCCCTGAAAGCTCAGCCCGGCACTTAATCCAATGGCCACTGCGTTGACACCCTGTGCATCATACCCAGCCGATGAACCAATGGCTATAGCACCCGAGCCTTGAAATGTGTTGCCACCAGTATTCAGACCTATCGAAATGGCTGCACCGCCTTGACCGCCTTGACCGGCATATTGACCTAGGGCTATAGCTGCATTAGCCTGACCGTCAAGTCCAGCATTTTGACCCAGTGCTATTGCAGTAGGTCCTGCGGCGCCATCTTTATTGCCTAACAGTGCCCAGGTAGTTGCTCCGCCTGGTGTGGCCACTGCTGTGAGTTCGCCTAGTGCATTGCCTATGTACAAGATAGTTGTGGTTTGATCTACTACCAGTTCACCTGGTCTAGCATTGCCGTTGTAGTTTGCCAATGTCTCTTGAGCATTGTCCTTCATTGCGGCACGTGAAATGCCTGTGATGTTGTCGTATGGTGGTGGTGGATTGGCCATTATTTGTATCCTTCAAACCCTTTAACTGGGCTTTGTGTGCCTACAAATTTAGGCTCTTCACTGGCTGCTGTACTCACTGGCTTTTTGCCGCCAGGTGTCTTAGTCATTTTTAATGCGGCATCAATTACAGGGTCAACGTTATTGCTGAATCCTACAATCACAGCATGTTCACCAAATGCAGTTTCTGCAGACCAGTTGGGTCGAAAATCGTTCACTGCGTCTGTTGCTTGGTCGCTTCTGGCACGAGCCATAGCCACACCAAAGCGATAGTTTTTATAAGGATCCGATGCACTCAGCCCTGGAAGAACAAATGTATTCTTCATGGGTTCTTTGGTTTCTTCGGGCAAGTCAGCCTGCTCAGTGATAAACTCACGTGCTCGCATCAGTAGCCTTTGAACCCTTGCATGGGACTGGTGGTGTTCACTGCTGGGTGTTCTTCCGAGTCCAAGTCACCGTGATTTAAATCTATATGACTTGCGCCTGCAGCCTTGAAAGCCTGCTTGAGCATTTGTTGTTCAATTTCAGTATAAGGAAATGCCGCACGTTTTTTGCCTACCCAACTTTTGCTGTCCATTTTGATAGGTGCATTGCTTCCGTCGGCCATGGCCACAGCCATCATCACACGATTAAGAGTATAATCACTGCTGGTACGTTCTGCATCACTAAACAGATTAAGGCCCACAGTAGCAACTTGTCTACGTTTGCCTATTTTGCCATCTTGTTCAGTGATAAACTCTTGTGCTCTCATTAGCTACCTGCGCCAATCACACCTGCAGTAGCAGAACTTGCTGTGCCTAGTTCTAGTGCTGTCCAGTTTGAACCTGTGATAGTAACTTTGTTACCAGCGCCAGAATATGTTTCATAAACTGTGTTGGCAGGAATGTTAATAGCCACAGAATACAAGTTGCCAACAGCGTTGGCTGTGCCCAGGGCCACAGCATACACTTGACATGTGACTGCTGTGTTTCCTGTGGAGATCTGCAACTTGTCTGTGTAAACTGTTGCGTTTGAAAGTGTTGTATAAACGTTGGCCATTACTTTTTATCCTGTGGCGGAATTGCAACCACAGGCTGAAACAATTCACGAGTTTGATACATCACTCCAGGGATTTCCACAGGTGTTTGACGTCCTGTTTGCGGTGCTGGAGCATGCGGGTTCATGACTGGCACAGTGGTCAATACAGATTCGTTTAGATTTTTGGTCATAATATTAGTCCTGGTATTTTTTCCATAAAGCACGAGTACTGGCCAAGATGCCTTCGTCGATGTCTTTTTTCTTGATAGCATTGGTTCCAGGAATTTTGTCACCAACTTTGACATTGTCGTCTTCTAGGCCTTTGGTAAACAAGTTACCTTCGGCGGTTTTTTCTTCATCAACTTCTTTTTTCTTAACACCGGCCATTTCCATCATGCGGTGTAAGGCATCTTCTTCTGCTTCGGCATAGCTGTGTTGACGATCTGCATCCAGATTTGGTATGCCGCCACCTGTCAACGTTGATTGTCCTGTTGACTTAGGACCATCTAATCCGCCACTGTACTGCATTGAGCTACCTGTTTCTGTGTTGGTAGGGTAGTCTGGCTCGTTCATTGACACTTCGTCAATTTCTTCTTCGCCACATGAGCAATCAGGAGTACCGCAACCGCATGCTGACTTGTAACCTGACCCGCCATACCCTTCGCTATCGCCGCCACCTAGGCCTGCTGACTTCAACAATGTTGCCAACTTCAATGCATCTTCGTCACTGGCAGTGATAGTTAGGCTCTTGCCGCCTTCTGTACTGTCGCTCATGTTGATGCTCATTGACTCATCAAGTTGGCTCATTGATTCTGTGATAGCGTTTTCAAGATCGCGATTCAATGAATCATAAATGCCTTGGCCGTAACTGAAACCACTTGACGCTGTGGGTGTGCCAGAGCCGCCTGCTTCTTCGGTTTTTTCTTTCTTCTTGGACTTTTTCTCGTCGTACTCAATGTCCTTGGCTACTTTCTTGCCGGCTTTTTCTGCTTTGTCATCTTCAGCACCACGCTTGCTGCCATGTATGCCATCTTTTTTCTTTTCATCGTACTCGATGTCTTTTGCTACTTTTTTACCAGCTTTTTCAGCATGGTCGTCACGATCAACTGTGCTTTCTTTTTCTGCAGACTTAGAAACTTTGTAGCCAGCTTTCTTCAACAATGCCATGGCTGCTTTTAAATCGCCTGAATCATTGTCTGTTGGATCAGCATCGCCTTCTTTCATTTTGTTTCTGACACTTACTTTGCCTGGTTCACTTTTTGGCTTGTTACCAATCATGAATCCTTGTAGTGCTTTGCCTGAGTCGGATACTGATCCAGCGGATCCTTTTTTCTCTCGTTCACCTTTGTGCTTGATTGCTTTAGCTGTCACACGTTCGGTACCTTTGGCGGCTCCTTTTGGACGACCGCGACTGCGTTTTTCTTGTGCGTTACCTTCGTCATCAGTGTCTGATCCAACTGAGTTGCCTTGGTCATCTGTACGGCGTGTTACTTTGCGACCAGTTGCAGTGTGCTTGATATCGTGCTTGGAGCCGTGTTCTACATCTCCCACACGTGGTTTGTCAGCACGTGGCTTCTTGTAGTTTGTGAACGGGTTGTTATCATCTTCTTCGGCAGTTTTTTGTTTGCCACCTTTGCGTAACATAGCAAAGTCATTGGCATCTAGTCGACCGTTGTCGTTTTTATCCAGTGTTTTTTGCTTGCCACTAAGTGCTGACTTCATGGCTTCGGCAGCAACGTCGCCTAGCATTTCGTCAACTTCTTTTTTGGCACCAGCAATCTTGTCGGCAAAAGTAATCTTGTCTTTTGGCGGTGCTAAGGCAGCAAAACTCTTGGCCTTGGCAGGATTCATTTTTTCTTTGATAGGACTTTGTTGACCCAAGCGTTGTTGAGCACGTTTTAATCCTTCAGGACTAGTAGGGCTCTGTGTGCGCTCTTTGTCTAGGTCTTGCAAGGTCATTCTGTTGCCAGGACGATTCACAGCAGGGATCTGACTCTTGTCTGGACCGCCTTGATAAGCACCTTCGTCTACTTCATTGTCATACTTGTCATACTTTTTACGAATAGGGTCCAACGCCTTGCCTTCACGACCAGCCTTGGCCAAGGCTTCCATGCCTTGTTTACCGTACTTTTCGTAGCCTTTGGCAGCACGACTCATGTCACGCTCGTTGAGTTGTTTGGATTCTGGTGCGTCGTTGACAGCAGCCAGGCGTTTGTTTAAGTCATAGAAAAATGTCATTGGGTTATCCTCTTGGTTTGGCGCCAGTTGCAGGCTTGGGTTGTCTCTTGATATTGGTCATTGGGCTGGTTGTGCCCATTGGCAAATCATTAGAAGTTTTAGCAGGAGGAGTTTTGCCGCCGGCTACTGTGAAATTTGAACGATAGGCATTCTTCAACACCACATGGTTGTATGGGTCTGCAGAATAATCTTTCTTGAGATCCTTTTGCATTTTGTCATCTGCTGGATAGTCAGGATCGTCTAATAGATCTTTGTTTTGATCTGTAATCTTTGCTGACTCTACATCAAGACTTTCTTCGTATGGTGTGGTCATCATCACAATACGATTTTCGTCTAGTCCCAATAATCTAGCAATTTGTTTAATCTGTGGTTCAATAGCAGGGTACTTGAACTCTACATCAACTCTTGTGACAGATTGATTGGGGAAAGCAGGAAAGTCAGGAATCACAGCACGTACAGGTGTACTCTTGGGAGTTGACATTTTGACAACGTCAAATTGATCCATTTTTTCTTCAAATGATTTGAAGAAGCCTGGGGGAATATCACCTACCACTTTGATGCGGTATTGATATGTACGTTCACTTTCTGCGAGATATTTTGCAAATGGTTTCATGTCAGTATCCTATTGTATATTTATACTTTTCCGTTATTTTGGTCTTTACCCTTGAGCAAACGTTCCAATAAATCGTTGCGATTCAACACTTGTCCTTGTGCTGTGGCTAGTTGTTGTTCCTCGGGTGTCTGTTGATCCAGTCGCATTTTCTTCAACTGTAGATCAATAACCTTGAGTTTCTTGTTCATTTTGGCTGTTTTAGCTGTAATGGCATGGCCTAGCATGGTGCCTGCTACATTGAATATCTCACTGGCAAAGCGTGAGTCTACCTGCATGCCAAGATCCATGAGATCTTTGTAGCTGTCCTTGGCCAAGTCTGCAAGTTCATCCATCTCGCCATCACTGGCGTCAAGATCTCGCACTGCCGGCAATGCTGAATCAATCTTGTCAATGGCATCATCTATCACAGCCAGTTGCGCCCGTGTTTCTGCAATGGTAGGGATTTCATTTTCTGTTTCAATTTCAACAGAAGATGGTAGGTCAAACAACTCCTCTAACTTTCTGGTCATAACATCTCCTTTGTTAGCCACACTCGTTTGCCATCAATAAGTTTCCAGGTTTTTCCACGGTGGTTGTCTGCGGCTTTGAGCATAGTTTGTATGCTTCGTTCTTTTCTTGCTTCGATTGCAGCCAACAGCTTAGGTGTTTTAGTTTTCTTTTTACCAGTCATGCCCTTTTTCATATTAGCGATTCGTTCAGGGGTATAACTGTCTGGGGCACAGCAAGAATTTTTCATTCTTGCTGTTTTTTCTTCGGGAGTTAATTTTGCTAGCTCTTGCTTTTTAGTGTTGCTTAATTTTTGTTTTGACTCAACCGACCATGCTCCCCCGGGGCCTGCTTCTTCTATTAAATTTGCCCACTGATCGCTTTCTGCTACATTCCAGAGTTTGCTGTAATACAATCCCCACTCTTTAAGTTCATCTTCTGATTGGCATTCGCGAAGTATTTCTGTAGCAACATTGTTTCCATGTACTTCTAAATGTCTAGACCAGTATATGCCCGAGCCTGGGTATGTGTAAGGATCAATAGAAACAGTCTTGCCAAGGTATTGCAATCCTGTTACATTGTGAGTCTTTTTATAAAGATATATTTTCCGCGTCATGCGGATATTTATGGGTCAGTTACGACCATTGGCAAACATATCGTTTTCGGTGATTACTCTAAACGCTAGCCCCTGGCGGGCACACCACTTCTGAGCGGCTGCCCATTTGGCATAGTTAACAGCCACTACAGCACGGTCGCGGCTGCTCATTTTGCTTTCAATCACACTTTGTTTTTTGGGTTTGATCTCAATCAATTCTGCTCGAACTGTGTTGTTTTTTTGGCGGTATGTGATCAGGAAGTCAGGCACGTAATTGCTTTTCTTGCCTGTCACAGGATTCATATAGGGAATAGCAATACTTTCGCTGGCCCACTGGAGTACATTGTCATTGGTGTCACAAAAACGCATAAAACTGTGTTCCCACCCTGATCGATATCTGGGTGTGCCTTTGCCCACATACTTTTCTGGATTTAGAACAACGTATTGACCTTGTGCCCAACGACTCATTGTAGTACTAGTCTGGCTGCGTATTGATTGGGAACTGTGCTGGCGTTGATACCCAGCAAGGTAGCGCGGCTACGGATTGAATTAAGATAGTAGGCCAGGCTTGCTGTGAGATTCAATCCTGTTTGGCCTTTCATTGCGTCTAACAACGTCAGTGCCGGAACACGAGTTTCTTCTGCTACTCTAAACAAACTCACTGTGAAGTTGCCGGCAATACGGGCTGTGGCCATTACACTGCGAAAATACGAATACACAATGTCGTACTCATCAGCAGGAACGTTAACATCGTAGTTGTAAAAACTGTCAAAAACTCTAACAGTTAGGTCTTTGTTATAGTTGGTATAATTTACTGTGCTCATACACCACCGCCTGCAATTTGTCCTTGGTTGATTTGATTCACTGTGGCTTGATTACGAGCCGCGGTCGCTGTTGGGAAGAACACGCCATCAGCTTTGTTGGCCACACTGCGAATGGCGCCGGGTAATGCGCCCACAATCACTTGTGTACCAATTGCAGTGGCTTCTGATTTGACAATACTCTTGAGATTTTTGCCTTTGAATGTATTGTAAGCTGTGCTGGCTTTTTGTGCCGCGCCAATCAAGCCCAGTACAGAACCTGACTGCAGGTCGCTAGAAATACCTCCAGCAACATCTAATATGCCGCCTTGGCCTAAAATAGTAGCTGTGGTACCAGGGCGAGCCAATGGACTTGGCGTAGTGTCATAGTGTGCTGGATTAGCAAAGCCCGGAGCAGACTTGTTGGGTGCACCTTGCTTGTATTTTACTGTTTCGTAAGCAATGGTCATGGAGTGTTGCATGAGTCCGTTGCCTTGACTGTAGTCATAGGTGTCATGTGCCCAGTTTGAAATCAACGGGTTGATCAAGATATACTCAGCAAACTTGTGCTGATAATCAAATCCAAAAATTCTAATGTCTGAGAAGAACGGAGGCTTGCCTGATGAGCTCACTGTGCCGTCGTCAATTGCCTCGCCAATATAGCCCCAGTCGTTAACTCCGCCCATGCGGTCTTGATTGTAAATGTCTCGGCCGTTATAGCCAAACCCTTTGGTACCGTTGCCTTCTGCGCCCATGCTGCCATTGTTGTTGTTGGTAGAGCCATAGGCTTGGCTGGCATCTTTGTAGTAATAGCTGTAGTAGTTGTACCACATGTTACGCACTAGATCCGATCCGTCATCGTGGAATGTAATGTTTACAGGATCATAATTGATCTTGGTTTGAATCACACGTTTACGATTGTACTGATTGAGTGTTTCTGTGGCAATAGTATACTTGGGCAAGTCAACTGTTTTGACCACCAAGCTGAGATTGGCAATATCTTGGAGGCCAACTGCACCACGTATTTTAGGAATTACTGCTGAGTTGATTGTGAATGCCACATGAAATAAAAACTTAAATCGTGGTTTGAGTTCGTAACCGTTGGGAGTAAAAACGCGATTTGCGTGATCGTAACCACGCAAACCATCTACTGCGCTAAATCCTTTGAAGATTTGCTGACCAAATGATGCTAATGACGATGACATTAGTTATTAGCCAGTTTATTAGCTGGCTGCACCAGCACCTGTCACAACGTCACCTAGTGTTCGACCAATAGCACCACCAACACCAGCACCGTTAGATCCAGATGGGATTTGGTTGGCATTATCGTAAGCAATAGACAGGGTGATTGAAACAACTTGACTGTCAGCGTAACTCAATTGTCCGTAGTCTGCTGACTTCAAGTAGCAACCATACAATTCCCAAGTTTCAAGAACTGTAGGTTCAGCAGAGCCATTGCCCCCGTCTAGAATTTCCAAACGTGTTAAGAATTTGTAGTCAATACCGGCACTAGCTGAAGCCATTTCCAGGAAGTCCATTTGCTTCTGCAGTTGAGATCCAACCAATTTGCTCACTGAGCCAGATGCGTCGTCACGAATTTCGCAAGCAACGTCGGCCCATGTAGGTTTACCAGCCAACTTCAATGTTGAGTTGTAGATTGGTATAGTAATGTCTTCAAAGCTCAGGTTAGGTCTGTTGAAAGTCATTACCTGTTTTGTTAATTCAGTAGTAGGGCTTGCGCTGGCGCCAAAGTTCTCAAAAAACACACGGAAGCGATATTTGAGTTTGGGCATCAACAAGCCCTGATCAGCCTGGCCACCCAGTGGAACTGACATTCTTGATAGTGATGAACTTGCCATTTTGTTGGTATCTCCTGTTACTTTTATTTACCTGAAATGGTGGGTGAAAAATCACCCACCGTTTTCATTAGGATGCTTGTCCTGAGATTTCGCCAGTGTTCTTGATACGCAATGGAATGTAGATAAACTCCACTGCTTTCACTGGTTCAATAGCAATATCCAGCCACAACTCGTTGCGGTCAATACGTGCTGGAGTATTGTTACTCAAGTCACAAACCACCAAGTAGTCATAGATACCACGCTTGGCCACCAAGTCAATCATCAAGCTGTTGACTGTGTTGGTGATTTCAGCACGAGTAATATCGTCATTGGGTTCAAACAAATACAGTTTGCCAATCTCTTCAAGTCTACCACGCAAGAACGCAACCAGTCGGCTAACGTTGATACGATCCAGTGCGCTGGTAATACTTGTTGTGGTCTTGTTACCAAAGTTAACAATACCCACACCTGGGATGAAGGTAATTGGGTTGATGTCGTTTTCATACAACACATCACGTAGACCTTGTCCCATGTTCAACTGCTGGAATTCACCAGTGGCTGCATCAATATAACCAATAGCAATAGCATTGTCAACAACACCACGACGTGTACCAGCAGGTGCTAGCCATGGATAGCTCACTGCATCACTGCGGATAATAGTACGCATCATCATGTGACTTGGTGCTGTTACCACTGTGTTGCCTGACAAGTCTGTAGTCTGGCAGCTGGGGTAGAATGTACCCAAGTACTGGCTAGCGGTTACTAAGCCGTCTTCTGTTCGGAAACCTAGCCCACCGTTGTTTGTGGCCCAGGCGGCAAGATCTGTACCTGTTGCAGGCAAGCGCATTGGCGTGTCGCCCACTACAAACAATGTGTTGTTGCGCTCATTGCTGAGTGCAACCATGTTAGGAATCAACTCTGGATAAGCTGTGGCAGCGATCAAGCTGAACTGATTTTGTTCTTCACGTGCTGCTTCGCTGGTGTCAATACCTGCTTTCATGGCTTGCACAATCAACTGACGTTGGGCTTGGCGACCAGACCACATGGCACCATCATCGCGGTTACCACTAGCTGTGAGCCAAGTGCTCTTGACTGTTGGCAATGTGTCATCAGGATATGATTCGGCATTGAAGTAATCACTTTGGAAGCTCTTGACATTGTATCCTGACCGACGTGTGTTAAACAACAACATGCCTTCAGGATATAGATCTGGGTTAGGAGCATCTAGGTCCAGGTAACTGCTAGTCAACAAACTTTCAATGGTTGGGAAAGGATCCATCACAGGGTCAGTTGTGCCATTGCCGGCCCAACGTGCATCTGCAAACAAGATACCGTTTTGTGTGACTTGATCAGTAGTGTCAACTTCCACCCACTGTGCAACACCAGTTACTAATTCCCAACGATATAGTTTAGGATAATTTTCTAGGTCGCTGGTGTCAATCCACAAGTCGCCATATACTAATGCAGTGCCATCACTTTGTTCAATAGGAGCAGTGGCAGCAATCAGTGGTCCTGCAGGGTCTGTTTCAGTTAAATCAAACCCACGTACATCTGGGTTAACAGTTCTATATCCAACCCATTCACCATCGTTTTGAATCAAGATATCTGCATCACTTACTGTGCTGTAATACCACAATCGACCATCTGCTGGGTCTTGATCAGGTGCTGTGGTACTAGCAGTGTAGGTAAACTCTGGGGTTGACTGCCAATTTGTCAACGCAATAGCGTTTGCTGTTCTAAATGCTGGTCTGCATCCAGGGGTGTCAACTGTGAATCCAGCTAAAGTTACAGGAGTTCCAGTAAGGTTTTGCAGACTCATGTTACCACCAGTGGAGTGAGTCATCACAATTGCTCCAGATGAGTTTACACTGGCGCTGACGTTGGTGATGTTGGCCGAGCTTACCGCTGTAATAAAAGCAGCAGTATTTGTACCGTTTATAGTTACGTTGGCCCCTTGGCTAGTACCATCTGTCTGACTTCCTGTGATGCGGAAAGTGGTGCCATTTACAAACGGTCCAGGTGTATTTGTAGATCCAGTGATTACAGTAGGTCCAAGTGAGCTACGCTCAATAATTTCCAAGGCCATGTATGGATCTGCGCCACCATAAGATATAGCGTCCCAGATTGCAACCGTAGTACCAACTGGAATATTTTTTCCGCCGCCTGTGGGATCTAGTGCATAAATTGCCGCTGTGGGGTTGCTGTAAGTGCCTGTTGTTTGACTGACAAACGTGCCCAATGCTGAACTATATTTCTTAACTTTAAGAGATACACCGCTGTTGGCAGGACTCATGTTGTTCCATACAGAGCCTGTAGGAGATGGCCAGTTAGTTGCAGTAACCGGTTGTCCCACTGCCCAGCGAGGTGCTTGATAACTGTATGAAGGCAAGTATGTTGGTGCGTAGTACACGCCGGCAGGGATGCCAAGAGCTAGTAACAATGCAGATGTACTAGTAATATCAATATCAATTGCACCGCCAACCAAGCTACTAATGTCAGGGGTTGTGAGGCTGTTTGCAGTTAGTTGTAATTTGCTTGATACAACTGACGAAGTAACTCCTGGAATTGCAGCGGCATTGATATCGGTAGACAGCTGAGCCAATGTGTTGGTAGCAGAAACAGTAACAGTAGTGCCATTGATCACAATAATGTTACCAGCAGTAAGGCTAGTAGGAGTTCCTGTTCCAGTAATTGTAGGCCAAGACGCTTTCCACGCATCTCCACCAACTAATACCCAGGCATTTGATGCATTTTTGTAGTAGCCAGGGTTTGACGTAGCTACTGCAGAGATTGCGTAATCGCCAATGCTGCCTATGTCAGCATTTGGTGTGTAATTGCCGGCGCTAAAGTTAACAACATCTGCAGTGTCTGTGATAACAATGGGAGTTTTTACTGTGAATGTGTTGGTTGTTTGATTCCACTCCTGGATGCCCCAAACACTTGTGGATGTGTCTAACCAGTAATCACCGTCATTGGGGTTGCCTGTTGGACGAACCAAGCTGGCAGTTAATTCTGACAAGTCAATATTGGCACGTTGTACATAACAACGATTTGTAATACCCAATGAACTGTACGCTGCCAACAAGCCGTACTCGTTGAGTTCGTAGCCGTTGATTGGTGTACCTGTTGTGGTCTGATAGAAGAATGGCACGCCAAATGTGGCGGCCAAGTCTCGCTGACTTGTGATTAGATACGTCTTATTAGCATTAGCTGCCAATGTTCCAGCGGCAACTGTCACGCCGTCTGAACTTACTTTGTTCTGTGCAGTAGCGATTAAAAAATACGGTACTGTGTTAACAGCGGAAGGGATATATTGACTCTCGTCAATTACTGTTACTTCTACGCCTGGTGATACTAGAGCCATGGTCAATTCCTTTTCAAGATACAATATTTATAGGTATATTCAAAAAAGGCGGTGTTACGGTGCCCTTTGGCAAAGGTCCTGTCGCTAAATACCGTATGAGACCCATTTGCCCTGCTTGTAATCAACGTCCTTGTGCTGTGAACTACACACGCAATGGTGTTACACACTATCGTGGTCGGTGTGATAGTTGCACAAGAAAAAATCGCAGTATAAAAACAAGAAAACCCCGCTGGGAATCTACGGGATTCAAGAAAAAAATGACCTGTGATCGTTGCGGGTTTATTGCACGATACTCCAGCCAGATTCTAGTGTATCACGTAGATGGCAACCTAAACAATGTAGGAGTTAAAAATCTAAAGTGTATTTGCCGCAACTGTGTTGAAGCTGTGGCCAAGAGCGATTTACCATGGAAGCCCGGAGATCTTAATCCTGATTGTTAAACGTTTCGATAGTGTAATTTTTTTGAAATATAATCCTGAATTATATACAACTTGTCTTTGATAAAATAAGATTGATTGCTAAGTGCAGTGACATGATCGTATCTGGGCCGTACTGCACCCAACATTGGATTGTATTTTTCTACTAGTTGTTGAGCAGAGTTGGTGTTCAAGTAAGGAGTTGTCCATCTAAACACATCAAACTGTTTTCCATCTAATATTTTGTACCCGTACTTTTCAGGATCTTTGCTTATTTTACTAATGTTCTTGGTAAGACCTTGTGGGTTTTTAATTCTCAATGTGGCAAATTTAGCGTACTCAGCAATATCTGGATTGGCCAAAAACCACTCTGCAGTTTCTCTAATGGTGTCTTCAGTGTCGTGTGGTAATCCCACAATGATATTGACTTGTAGTCTGAGTTCAGGAAATCGTTGTTTAAGTGCAATCAAAAAGTGTTTGAGTTTTTCAGGATCTGCTCCTTTGCCCACAGCTTTTCCGCTGGCACGATTGAATGTTTCAATACCAATGGTAAATGATTTCCATCCAATCTCTGGAATAAGATCCACCTGCTCAGGATTTGCTGCCAAAAGATCAACTCGACAATAACTCCAAAATTCAAAATCTATGCCAGTTTCTTGTCGAATATCTCTAATCAAATACATTTTTTCCAAACTGTCATTGAATGTATCATCAACAAACATGAACTTTTTTACGCCAAATGTATTGTACCTGTACAGTATATCTTGCTTGATTTCTTCCTTGGGACGAATGTAGGTGCCAGGCTTTTTGCCCAGGTGATCAAATTCGCAAAACGCACACTGAAAAATGCAACCCCTGCCTATTTCAACCGGCAACACCCAGTCGTCAGTTACAAAATCTGATTCAGCATATTCTGTTGTTAGATTGTTTAACAATTGAACCGCATAGTGTTTGTCAGCATCTACATATTTTTTGTCATTGAATTCTGTATAAATTAAATTGCTGTCTTGCACAATATGATTGTGTACAGCCATTACTGCTAGATCTGAATACCCAGCACATATGATGTCAATGTTCACTGGCATGTGTTGAATTATCTCAGCATTGGGGCCGCCAACTACAATTGTACCTTGACGTTTTTTTATGTAGTTAATTAACAATGCTTCATCTTTGTTTGACAGTTCAGTCATAAAACCAGCATTGTGATTGTCAAACGTCCATTCATTGTTGCGAAAAGTAGCCTGGCCAGCAAAGTTTTCAGAGTTGTATGTGGGCGGAAAAAACTTGGTACTAAATCCCCACCAGTCAATGTCTGTAATAGTGTCTAAGTATCTCATTAGTACAGACTGATCCCAGTGTGACAAAAAATCAATAACTTCTACTTCTACGCCATGTCTTCTTAATTCTGTGGCTATCCTATAAACTCCGAGGGATCTAATTGGAGGGTCTGGGCTGTCGTTAAACAATACTATCAAGAGGATTCCTTAAAGGAATATTTATATAACAGTGTAGACATCAATTCACGGGTGTTGCGTTTGAGATCTTCAAGTGTTCCGTTGTTATCGATCACATAGTCTGCCATCCAAATTTCCAGGCTCATACTAGAACGATCTTCTGCAGGCAAGTGATCACTACGATCTACCCAAACAGCAAAATCAAATACTTGAGTATTCCGCATGGCATGGAACTCACTCTTGTTGCGCAGTCCGCAGTAGATTGAATTTTCAGCAAAAATTTCTCTACCTAGTCTAGCATAATCGTCTTTACAGTAAGCATGAATCATATCGTACCATTCTGATCGATGATTGTGCCGATCCTCAAAACACTGTTCGTAGCTGGTGTATGCATACTTGGATTTCAACTCTGCATAGATAAACTTTTCAGCACAAAAGTCTGAACTAGAGCGAAAACTATAACCAAATTCTTCACGCAGAATATCACACACAGTATCTTTGCCGTGTCGAGCATTGCCAATAATCAGCAGTTTTGGAAGTGTCATTTTAAGGAGGTTACGTTGAGATGATCTAGTGTGCGCTGTAGCATGCCAATTTGTCTGCGGCAATCTTCTAGCGCATGATGACTAGTAGGCGGGATAGGCTGATCAGGCCATAACGAGAATACAGTACGGCTATCACGCACCATGTAGTACTTCCAAGGCAATGGCTTGTGATAGCTCTTGTAAGCATGCTCAAGAATGTTCATGTCGTAAGTGGGACCTTGTGCCCAGATTCTGTTGGAGTGCCAAATCAGCCGGCCTAGCCCATCTAATGCTTGATCTAGAGGAATACGGCCTTGTTCGTTGAACGCTTCGTCTCGAACCACAGCAGGTTGTGTGGCCCACCATTCAATTGTGCCTTGATCAATAGCACGGTCTTCTTGGCTTTCTAATGTGACTCTAGCATAGTAACTCTGGCCAGAATGTCCTTGTCCAAACGGGTCAAAGCTCTGGGCCGCAATAGTTAGTATTGTAGTATCCGGGCCTGTAGCAAGCCCTTCTAAGTCGATCATCAAGTCCATGTGTTATTGTAACACAAGTCTAGATGTTGATCAATAGACGTTTAACCGATTACCCAGGTAAGTGGTTGGCTTGCATCCACATAGTTCTTGAGCTGGTCTTCTAATGCAATGATAGCTTCTTTGGCTTCTGCTTTCATTGCGGCACCGTTTAGGGTACCGCCGCCTTGTGGTCCTGCAATTGAGCCAAACTTCTCACGTGCTTCACCAATAATCATTTTAGAGTTGGCCACCATGTAGTCCTTGATCCATTGGCTGATTTGGAAGTCCTGTAGCAAGTTGATTTCTGGTTTGAGATTGTATGTCCAAAGTAGCACATTTTCTCCAGTGCCTTTTGGGTCACGAATCAATTGAATTTTCTTTGTGACCTGGTTATAGGTGTAGTTCATGTACCCGCCAAACATACGTGCGGCTAGTTCTACATACTGTGAATAAAAGTCGTATGTGGCAAGGCCGCCTGCTACGTTGAAGTTCATTAGGTACACATTCAAACTGGCCTGTGCAAACGGATCAAAGTTTGATGCAAACGGACCTGTAGCATCACCAAACGTTCTACGGAATACCTGTCGTACACTTACTACCTCTTGTGGCAACTGGTAGATGTTGACATCTTTGACCAGTTCCATAAAGTTGTAGCTTTCCTCATAGGCATTGCTGGCCCGTTGGCGGTAAGTGCCTATGGTTTTTTGATAGGCGGCTTCGTAGTGAGCAGGATCCAACTCGATGTCAACAATCTGATCACCAAGTTGGAGTTTTACGTATTCTACTAAGTTTTGCTTGAGTGTCTCAAGCGAGTTCTGTTGCTGTTCTGCCATTGGGGGACTCCGTCCCCTTTATTTACCAACTTTTAAGGATGATCAAGTTCTCTGTACCACGTCCGTTAAACGGGGTTTCTGTAGTGGTCAAGTCCTTGTAGATCTTCCTTGCGGCCGGCTTGCCTGCGGCACCCATTGCTTTAAGAATTTCTGCTGGCTTGCGCACAGTTTTTTGCTGACTCTCAACTGTACTAAATCCAATGATAGCGTTGCTTTTTACAGTAAATGCCTGTGCATGACTGTCAGCAACAATATGGATTAGCTTGCGTTTTTTGGTGTCATACAACCAGGCTTCTGCCTTGTCCACTAAACTTGCGGCTGGCAAGCCTTTGAGCTTGAGCTCTGCAAATTCCGTAATACACTTGAACTTTGCGGCACGTTTTTCTGGGCTCACTGCCTTGACTGCACGAGGCTTGCGCTCGACCTTTTTAATCTGCACATAGGCGCCACAGTCCGAAATCACAAGCTCACAGAACTTTACGCAATTCTTTAACTGTATTTTGGTTAGATAGTTGTAGCCCTGTGTCAAGTCCGCATCTTTGCCTGCTACTGCCTCATCAAACTCTGTGAGTTTACGGGTCCAGATTTGCTTGATGTCGTTTACCATTTGTGGGGCAATGTTTAGGCTACGCATGAGCACCACGGGTTTGTAGTCTGCGTTGAGTTTGGCTCCTGACGCAATGAAGTCGTCAAACAAGCCGTCTAACTCGCCTGCACATTCTGACACCTTCTCACGCAGGCGATCCTGGATGGTGATTTTTGGCACTGAATCATCAACAGGTACTTCTGCTACCTCTTCATCTTGTTTGGATTCTAGTATCTCTTTTAGCAAGTTATCCAATTTGATCTGCTCGTGCTCAGTAAGTTCTAGTCCCACCATGCTCATACGGCACAGCCAACCTGTGGTGAGTCGGATTGAGCTGTCTGGAATGCGTTTGAGCGTGCGAACGTCGTCCTTACGACCATGTGTTTCCAGATAATTTACAATCATCTCACGGGCATCTTTTTTACCATAAAAGTAGTTGTACCACGAGAACGCATGACTAAAGGCACTGACACGGCCTTCTGTAGGTTGCACTCGCCATGTAGGCTCCATGCCCATGGCATTGGTATCCGCACTACGTGGATTTAGGGGTTTGACGGGTTTTGTTGCGATCATATTGTTCCTTACTTAGTTTTGGGCAGGTGTTTAACAGCGTCAAATAGTTTGGCGGCACGTTTAACGTCAAAATTCTTGTGCTTGTACATCCAGGCTTTTTTGCGTTCTGCCACTTCCAGTGCCTCTGCTAGTTTCCATTTTGTGTCGAAGTCCACTGTCATTATTATACGGCTCATGTCCACAATGTCAAGAGCATACTCCACCCACTTTTCTGTAGCTTTTACTTTGTCGTAGGGTTGTATAAACCCCTTACCCTTTGGACCTGTGTACTTTGTTAAAAAGTTAACGGCTTTCATAACATACTCCTAGAGTGGTTAAGTATGTATTATAGCAGAGATTGATTTAGGTGTCAATCTCTGCTATATGTGTTGTTTTTAGAACACAGTACCTCGAAACTGCTCGTAGTCGTAGAATGCTACTAAAGTACTATCTCGGAAGTAAACTGTAATGCCGCCCAAATCCTCGCGAGCGTCCCAGGCGGTTTGTTCCAAAATAACATTAGTAGCACGTACCTCAAGCTCGTCCATTAGGTCCTCGCCTGTGTCCCTGTAGCTTTGCATGGCTTCTGCCTCATAATCTAAAGTGTATACTTCAGTATTATTAATTTGTGCGCTTTGTGCATCTGTAAGCATGGTGGCTCCTTTGTGTTGTCAAGCCCTAATTATAGCAAAACGGGAATTAATGGTCAACCAGAATGCTATAAATAACACTATGCCACGCCTAAGCCTATACCGCCCCAATCGAACCCGCGACTACCAATTTTTGGATCGTACCATCCGAGAAATGTACACTGTTGGAGGGGTAGATATCTATGTTCACAAATACATGGGTCCAGAAACTGGCGGAGAGGATTCAGCATTTTCTGGCAACGCAGACGCTACTCAACCTGTATATGATGAGCTAAGTCCATTAAACATTCAAGACTTGCTGTTGCTGGAGAACCGTGATAGAATTTACGATCAAGACATCTATGTCATGCGTGGTGTTTACAATGCTCAAGACGTGGACTTTGACTTGAGCCAGTTTGGCCTATTCCTAAACAACGATACCTTGTTTATTACCTTCCACTACAACAACATGATTGACGTGTTTCAACGCAAACTCATGGTGGGCGATGTGTTGGAACTGCCCAACTTAAAAGATTATTATCCGTTGAACTCAAACATTCCTGAGGCACTGCCCAAATACTATGTGATTCAGGATGCGGCATTTGCGTCTGAAGGTTTTAGTCAAACTTGGTTGCCGCACTTGTGGCGAGTAAAAGCTACTCCGTTGACCAATGCTCAAGAATACAAAGATGTTCTTAAAAAGCCCATGGTCAAATCTACTATCTGGGACAATGACAACTTCTATCCTGCTGGCGATATTGTGAACCAAGGCAACGTGTACTACCAGGCTAGAGTAAATGTTCCTGCAGGCACAGACATAACCAACACTACTTATTGGCGTGAATATACACCAGGTACTGAGAGCGAGTTGATGAGTACTCGCACCAAAGATCAACAGATCAACGATGCTATTCTTACGCAAGCCGATGTTGAAGTTCCCAAGTCTGGTTACGATGCTACCAAGATGTACGTGGTACCAACAACACTAGATGGGCAGCCTGCTAATCCTGTGGGGCTGACCACAGACGGTGCCACAACTGTAGACGGCACTGAGGGTGGTATGAATTTAACTCCTGACACAGACGGATACACTGCTGGCTACTTGACCGGAGATGGTATTCCACCTAATGGATTCCCAACTAGTGCTGGTGTGTCATTCCCAGACAATCCTTCAGTAGGCGACTATGCATTGCGGTTGGATTACTTCCCTAATCGTTTGTTCCGTTATTCCGGCACACGTTGGACCCGCATTGAAGACAATGTTCGTACTGATCTCAACAATGGCAGCAACAACAATACTTTACGCTCGAGCTTCGTGAACAATACATACACAGTGAAAACAACAGACATGGGTAATATTCCAAGTCGTCAGAGCTTGAGTGAAATTCTCAAGCCCAGAGCAGACAATGGTGATGACAACGGCAACAAGCCTCCTAATCCTTACCCAGACACAAGACCTGGACAAAGATCGAGTTAAACAATGCAACAATTCTTTTACGACGAACAAATACGTCGCTTTCTATTACAGTTTACCAGAATCTTTTCTGGCTTCCAAGTTGAATACGGGCGCCAAGAAAACTCTGATGCGGCTGCATTGCTAAGAGTTCCTGTGCGATATGGTGATGCAAGTCGTAATGCACAAACAATCATACAAGAAAACTCCGCAAACTTCTTGCCTGCAACGCCCATGATGACGTTTTACATTTCAGGACTGGATTACGATCGTCCCAGAATGCAAGAGCCATACCATGTGAGCAAACGCACTATTCGTCAACGCACATACGATCCGGACACAGAAACTTATGAAACCACACAGGGCAATGCATTCACTGTTGAACGCTTGATGCCTGTACCTTACAAGTTAACCATTACTCTGGACATTTGGACTTCTAACACCAATCAAAAGTTTCAAATCTTGGAACAGATTCTCACCTTGTTTAATCCTGCGCTGGAAGTGCAAAGCACAGATAACTTCTTGGACTGGACATCACTCAGTGTAGTCGAGCTTGAATCAACACAATGGACCAGTCGTACTATACCTATTGGTACAGAAAATCCCATTGACATTTGTACCCTGCGATTCAACTTGCCCATTTGGATCAGTTCACCTGCCAAGGTCAAGAAGCTGGGTATTATTGAACGTGTGATTGCCAGCATGTATGACGCACAAGGAGACTTTGTGGATGCCATCATCAACAACGACCTGTTGCTGGGCACAAGACAAAAAATCACACCTTACAACTATGCTGTGGTTGTGATTGGCAATCAAATACAATGCTTGCAACAACAACTAATAGTACAAGAGCCCACAAACGATGAGCTGGCTGCCACCACTATTGTGAGCGACAGTACGCTGTTGTGGCCAGCTGTGATTGGCATGTATGGTGTACTGCGTCCGGGCATCAGTCAAATTAGATTGGATCAAGATGACGGAAGTCAAGTTATTGGTACCATTGCAGTAAACCCAAATGATGAAAGATTTTTAATATTCAACATTGATGCAGACACTGCACCTCAGAATAGTTTGCCAGCCATCAACGCAGTGATAAATCCATTAGCAAGTGGTCCTGGTCAAGGATTACCGGCAGCGGCCACAGGACAACGATACCTGTTGACCGAAGCCACTGGATCTGGTGACAATACTAGTCCTGCCACAGCATGGACAGGAGCAAACGGTCGTCCGCTGGTGGCCAGTGCCAATGACATCATTGAGTACGACGGGGCAAGATGGGATGTGAAATTCATTGCAGACACACAGACTGAAATACAGTTTGTTACAAATTTAACAACTTCAATACAATACAAATGGACAGGCGCAGAATGGATAAAAAGCTATCAAGGAGTGTATCCCGGAGGGGACTGGAGTCTGGTCCTGTAAACGCTGTTGGCGTTTGGTTCCGTAGCAATCAAACGGCTAGATATTTGTATCTGTTGAGAAACGATGTCAAACACCCTGGCGCATGGGGATTGCCAGGTGGTAAAGTAGAGGCAGGCGAAACACTACTAGGTGGCATGGAGCGTGAGTGTATTGAAGAACTTGGCAGCTTTCCTGTCTACCAAAAACTAATTCCCATAGAAAAATTCACATCAGCAGATGGAGACTTTGTGTATCACACATTTGTTTGTGTGGTAGATGCAGAGTTTGTGCCTGTGCTCAATGATGAACACCTGGGCTATGCCTGGATAGACTCAGGCACATGGCCAAGACCCATGCACCCTGGCTTGTGGTCAACTGTGAATATGGAAGCTGTACAAGACAAGATCCTGCGTGTGGAGCAGGACCTTGCTCGTTGATGTTAAGCCTGTGATTCCTGGAACTGCAACTGCACTTCACCCACTGGGCTTGATTGTGTTGTTAGCGCAGTGACCTGAATAGCCAGCAACTCTGGACCATCTGGATACACGCCAGTTCCTGGCACAGCACTGGTACCAATCTGTTTGACTGAACTCAAGTCCAACACACCAGCATTGGTTGTGGAGATTGGAATAGCAAACAAGCGTTCTCCGCCCACAATCTCAGTTGTAATAGCTGCAATAGTTAGGTTCAAGTCGTTTAGTGGTGTTGACCCGCCTACAGTATTACCTAGAATCTTCACAGTATCACCCACAGCGTATCCTGTACCTGCGTTCTGAATTGTGATCTGTGTGGTTGAGTTGGTGTATGTTGTACCTGTTGGTGTCAACTGCACAGTAACGTTGGCTGAAGATCCTGAACTCGACACGTTGGTCAGGCTCAAGCCAGCAAAAGTTCTAATAGCAGTACCAGAGAATGTGGCTTTGGTTCCCGACTTGCTGAAGCCACCTGTGGATCCAAACAGTGATGATGTCACACCACCTGTGGTTTCACCGTTGTAACGTGGAGAAGTTGAGAACTGCGAGAAGCTAGGTTGGAATCCACCACCAATGTTGTTGAGTCCTGAGAAGGTTGTATTGGTAGCATCAATGTTGGAGGGATTCAAAATACCTTCAACCAAATAGCGTCCGGCGCTTACCTGAACAGTCATGTTGGCCAGAGTCAACTGCGCACGATTGATCAGTTCACGCTCGCCTAGATTACCAATAATACCGTTACTTACACTAGGACTCAGTCGCATAACGAATACCGTTTGCTTTTGTCCAATCACACCTGGTAAACCATAGTTGGTACGGTTGAATGTAAACTGGTAACCTTCGTCAGCGTCAAACTGTCCGTCCATGATTACTGCTGAACCCCAGTGGTTGACCAGTGGAGTACATGTGTTTGACACTAGAATAACACCAGTGTTGTCTGAGTGTGCTGTAGCCGCACTGGACGTAAAGCTACGACTGGCACCATCAGTCCACTGTGTGAATGTGGCAGCACGAGTAACGCCTGTCAGTGTGTTGCCTGCTTTGCCTGAATACTTGATCATTTCTGAATCAATCATACAGAATACAGGATATGTTACACTTGCGTTTGGATAGAATGTAGCGTCACGCAACGGGATGGTTGTTTGAATATCAGTAATAGCACCATCTAAACTCGATACAGGGGTTTCGTTGATGGCTTCGTAGCGGCCTGGCAAGTTACCCGAACGCATGTAAGCTTCGTTGTTCAAGTTGTTGTTTGGTCTGCGATGTGCCATGATAAACGCACCATCTTGTCCACGAACCATCCACTGTACATAACCAGCACCGTACCATGAATATTCAACTCCCAACATCTGCATCTTTGTTGCATCAATAGTGTAACCAGACACGCCTGTTCCGTCCAGTGGGTCAATGTTGAAGTTGGGCTGTGTCACACGAATTTCGTTGCGCAAGGCCATTCTAACACGAGTCAAGTTTTCAACACCGCGATATGTAGGTACCACTGTCATGCGGTTGTTGTCCAGCACTGATGTCACTGTGTGTGTCATACCTTGAATAACCACTGTGTCGCCGTTGTTGATTTGATCCTGGAATCGGCAAGTTCCGTCACCTGTTACCAAATTTGATCCTGTTCCAACGGACACAAATCCAGCCAGTTGCTGTGTGCTTGAACGTTGTACAACATTCAAACTTTGGCCGCTGTCTTCCCAGAACAATCCGTTTTGATCGTCAAAGATACCAGCACGAATACTAGCACCGTGCCATGATGTTACGTTGATACGTGGTTGTTGTCCCAGTTCTGGTGCTACTGAACCCAAAGTGTTTTGTGCTTCAACCACAAACGCCACATCACTGCCAATACTGGTCACAGTGTAGTCGGTGTCGTTGTATCCTGAAGTGGTTACACCGCTGATTTGAATCACTGCGCCTGGGTTAAGTCCATGCTCAATGTCTGTGGTCACTGTAATATTGCTACCAGCTGCTGTGCCAGAAGCTACCAGGGCAACAATGTCAAATGTCGGTTGCAACATTGTACCTGATGTGAACAAGATACCTTTACCAGATTGATAACGGAAGTATTTCTTAGTTTGACGCACAGCACTAGCACCACGTGTGGGTGTTCCTGGGCCAAGAATAACACCGCCGTCAAACGGTCGGGGCAAGAACACAGCATTACTACGAACGTTTACTGTGCCAAGAATGCTACCACTCACAGCCGCACCTGTTTTGGCCAGATATGTAAATGTAGTTGTGCTGGGCACGGCTGTGGCAAAGAAACTGCCTGTGGCATATGACGCATTTGTTCCTGCGGTCAATGCTATAATTACTGGAGTGCCTGGTACAAGACCATGGGCATAGCGTGTGGTCACTGTGATAGTGCTTGGATTGCCGCCATCGCTGGTGATGCTTAACACATCAAGGTCAGCACCTGTGTATGGAAATGCTTGACGTACAATTGAGTCAATTTGATTAAGTGGGTATCCCACTGCTGTGCCAGTAGTTCTTGGTGGGTAGTAGGCAAAGTTGTTGTCGTTGGCGTAGTACACATAACTCACACCTTCAGCATTGCTGTTGGCTTGATTTTGATTGCTCACATAATCTGTAGCAACCAAGCCATGATCGTCAGCATTAACTGCAATTTGTGGAATCTCAGCATTGCCTGTGGCATTAAAAATACCAGTCATACGTACCATTAGTGATCCAGCACCGGCTGCTGTGAGTGCGGTAGTATTAAATTGTCCTCGAGCAATGGTTTGTGTGCCATTGACTGCAGTGTTGACTGAACTCATGTTGACCAATTCAACGTTGCCACTGAGTTTCTGGAATACTGACCCTGCTACAAATGCATTAGCAGGAGTAGTATTGTACCATCCACGTGTTAATTGCAACGTAGATCCGTCGGTAACTTCATAAATTTGTGCAACTTCAAGACTGCTTACTGCATAAATTTGATTGCCAATTGTGATGTTGGCGCTGCTGGCATTTGTGTTATTAACTTGACGAACAACTGTCAACGCATTTGTTGAAACGTTGGTAACTGCCATAACCTCATACACGTTAGCTGTGTTAGTTTGCACAATAATGTAACTACCATCACTAATACCAGCGGCAGCTACGTTGGCACAGTTAACTGTGGTTGTGCCTGTACTGGTAATGTTGGCCACTGCAAGTGTTGTACCTCCTGTACCTGGATTACCAATAATAATAATATTGTCGCCAGCACTGAAGTTTGTGGTGCTTGCCACAGTAAATGTACGTTCTGCAGAACTGTTGATGTTTGCTGTTAGATAGTTGCTGTAAAAAGGTGTTGTGTTACCCTGTGTCTGACTAACAAGCAAAGCAAAGTCATTGGCCACCCATTGAGGCGTGCTTGGATTTTGTAATCTAACCGATGTATCTGAATTGCTGGTAATTGGATCATCACCTGCAATCAAACTAACATAACCATTGGTATTGATTGTGATGTCTGCACCAATATCCTCATAAAACGCAGGAATATTTTGAATAGTACTCACGTTCTGCCACTTGGTGTTTTGCAAACCATACTCAAAGTCAGCGTCAATTAGTGACTGTGGATTTGATACTCGAGCACGACCAATAGCGTCTGTACCAAATGCCCAAGGTATTGTTTCTAAACTGGTGTATTCAACATAGATGGCCAACAAGTCGTTGGCATTCATCAAACTGGTGTCCCAGTCTAGACTCAGTGTGGTCACACCTGCATAGGCTGTGGGGAAATCTACAGTGGGTGTAGCAGTGAATGCCACTGTTCCACCTTGTGCTGTGTCGCCAAAGTTGTAGATTGATATCTGATCTGTGGTGTTGTAGATGGCCAAAAAGTCCTCTAGGTTGTAACGTCCAGGAACTTTGATTGTGCCAGCACCGCTAACTCCCGGTGTAAACACATAATTATTTAATCTTTGTCTTGCCATTTCTTAAACTCCAAATATGATTTGATTTGCTGTCAACGTTGCTCGTGTGTTCGTTGAAAACTTGTTGTAACTGATTGTGCCATTCACAATCTTGCTGTCGGATACGGTGTTATCGCTGGGTGTGCCAGTATATAGTGTGTCGCCCATGAGGATGCCAAAGAACGGGGTCAGTGCAGCCGGTGCTGTCACAAAACTTATATTGGATCCAGAAATACTGTAATCCACTCCAGGATTCTTGACCACGTTGTTCAAGCTCACCATCATTGTATAAACAGTAGGTGGAGCAAACCCCACGCCTGCCACAGTGATAGGAAATGTAGTTTGGCTGCCGTCAAACGCTGGCGTGTCCATGTATCTATATTGTCCAATCTGCGGTGTATTACCCAAATAAGCCATTTGTTTTCCTTATAGTCTGCCAACCACAACTTCAATTGTGCCTGACTCTCCGTTGAAATCTTCCAACGCTTTTCCAATTACACTGCCCAGTGTGGGTGTTGTGCAGGCCATGGCATGACCGTTGCCTGCTGACACCATCATTTGTCCTTTGCGCACTGTGCCAATGACCTTGACAGGAACTCGTCCCATCAAAGCAATGCCAGCCACGTGTTCTGCTTGCAAGTGACTGTTCATCAAGTAAGCAGGATTTGTTGTCACAACACCTGCCACAGTAGCACTGCCTGCTGTGTTGCTGACGGTAACTTCGTGATTGCCACCGAACTCCAATACCGTACCTGGCTCGTAATGAGCATCTGCTGAGTAGTTCTCTGCCAAGTCAGCGTATTGTGCTGTGGTTGCTTTGGCAAACACAGTGTTGAATGTGGTAGTTGTGCTACCAATATTGCCAACGCCAGTTGATGCACCGTTTACAATAGCAGTAGCGGCTGCACCTGAGTTAACTGTGATTGCGCCACTTACTGTGAGTGCTGTCAATGTGCCAACTGATGTGATGTTACCTTGTGCCGCAGTGGTAACTGTGCCAGCTGTGGTTGCCGATGTAGCTGTAGGAACCGTGCCAGTAACGCTGACTGTGACTGCACCAGTAGCGGCGCTAACTGCAATGTTAGTGCCTGCAACAAGACTGCCAACACCAGTGTGAGTGTGATCTGCTCGAGCATAACGCAAACTTGTACCAACTGTATTAGTTCCAATACTAGTTGGAGTGGCTGCACTTGCTTGACCAATTACAAAAGCTGTGGTAGCCAATTGTGTAGTATTTGTATCTGCGGCTGCTGTGCCAGAGCTTGCATTTCCAGATACTGCTAATGCACTTAACGTACCAACTGATGTAATGTTAGTTTGTGCGGCTGTGGTCAGTGTACCAACAATGCTTGTGCCTTGCAAGTTACCTGAAGTAATATTTCCTGTCACAGCCAAGCTAGTCAATGTACCAACGCTGGTAATATTACCTTGTGCGGCTGTGGTTACTGTGCCTGCTGTTGTGGCTGCACCGCTCAACGTAGCTGTAATAGTACCTGCGGCAAAGTTACCTGACGCATCACGAGCAACAATTGCACTGGCTGTGTTTGCATTGGTAGCATTTGATGTAATAGTCAATGCACCTGTGCTGGCATTGATACTGAGTCCAGTTCCTGATACTGCCAGTGTGCCTACACCAGTGTGAGTGTGATCTGCTCTTGCCCAACGAGTGCTTGTACCAGTTGCACCTGTGCCAATTGCTGTTGGTGTTGTTGAACTTGCTTGTCCAATCACGTAAGCTGTGGTAGCAACTTGTGTGGTGTTTGTGTCTGCGGCTGCATTGGCAGCTGTCACAATGTTTGTAAATGCCGCATTGTTAGCAGTTACGTTGCCTGATACGCTGACACTTGCACCTAGTAATGCGGCAGTAGCAATGATGTTGCCACCAGCTACGTTACCTGCTGATGTGACGTTGCCTGTAGCAGTTACCAATCCACCTGTGTTGATGTTGCCACCAGTTACGTTGGCTGTGGCACTGATTGCACCAACTGCGCTGATTGCACCGCTAGTAATTAAGTTGCCACCTGTTACATTACCTGTAACTGAAACTGTAGTACCTGTATGAGTTGTGGCAGCAATATTGCCGCTTGTGATATTACCTGTGGCTGAAATCAATCCACCAGTGTTGATGTTACCACCTGTAACATTACCTGTTGCTGTTACCAATCCACCAGTGTTGATGTTTCCACCAGTGACATTGCCTGTAGCCACAGTTGCACCAGTTGAGCTAAGGGTAGTAGCAGTAATAACGTTAGCGCCAGTGATGTTACCACCTGATCCACTGGTAACCAAGTTACCACCTGTGATGTTACCGCTTGCAGTTACTACGCCAGTTACAGCTAGTCCTGTAGTAGATACTACTAATACGTTGGCTGTGCCTGCACTTTGTACAGTAATGTCACCGTTGGCAATAACACGCACATTTGATGTGCCGTTGCTGATACTGCTGGTGCTCAAGCCAGTTAGCAAACTACCATTACCAAAAATGTAGTTGCCTGTGATGTTGCCAGCAGCACTGATGTTGCCTGCACTGGTTAAGTTGCCGCCAGTTACGTTAGCAGTTACTGAAACTGTTGTACCTGTGTGGGTTGTGGCATTAACGTTGGCTCCACCCAGGATGTTGCCACCCGTGATGTTACCAGTAGCTGAAATCAATCCACCAGTGTTAATGTTACCACCCGTGATGTTACCAGTAGCAGTTACTAGCCCGCCTGTGTTGACATTGGATCCTGTGACGTTGCCCGAGCCGCTGATGGTTGTGCCTGCAATTGCGGCACCTGTAATAGCACCAACTGCGCTGATTGCTCCACTGGATGCAATATTGCCGCCTGAAATGTTGGCTGCACTTGTGATGTTACCAGTTGCAGTGATCAATCCACCTGTTTGTACATTAGCTGAAATCACATTACCTGCGGCACTGATATTGGCTGTAGCTGTTACTATGCCTGTAACTGCTACACCAGTTGAACTTACTGTGGCAATGGTAGTGCCGTTTACGTTTTGTACAATACTGCCGTTAGGACTGGCAATGATAACTTTGGAGTTGGCATTGAAAATTTGTGTGGTATCTGTAGAAATACCTGTTAGTGCGCTACCGTCACCAACAAAGTACGAAGCTACTACATTACCAGTGGCACTGACATTGGCCATGATAACATTGGCGTAGCTAAAACTTGGGTCGCTGGTGTCTACTGTGGTTGTTGGTGCTGTGAGCAAGTTTCCAAAGAATTTGTACTGACCGCTGTCACTTACATCACGGAAGTAACCGCTGTAGCGTGTGTTAGCACCGTCATAATATTGAGTAACCACGCCTGAGTCAAATGTGTCACCAGCATTGTTGTTGGCCAAAAAGATGAACGGATCTGTCACGTCCAGGCTGTCTGTACCTGTTGTGGTAAATGTTCCGTTAACAGTAAAGTCGCCCACGCAAACAATGTTACCACCGATGTTTAGATTGGCAGCAACACCAAGTCCACCAGCAATAGTTACTGCACCTGTTGATACGTTGCCACTTTGTGTGGAATCTAATACTCGTACCTTACCACCAGTGTATATGTTACCAGTTAGTCCAAGACCACCAGCTATTGTAACTGCCCCTGATGTTGTAGTGGTAGAATTTTCAGTGGCATTAAATTGAGCAGTGTTGACACCTGCCACAGTCACAGTCATTGAGGTGGCATTGCCCCAGTAGATACCTGTGTTGTTGGCAGATAAACTGTAAACACCCGGAGCACCTTCAGTACCTGCTGGGAAAGCTGTGGCTTGTAGATTTAAAGTGTTCAGTGCGCCTGCACGATATGTTACTGTGATGTTGTTGGTTCCTACCCCTGGAGCCGCTGTAAACAACAGTACATTGCCTTCGGCTTCGTAATCTGTGTTAGGACGCTGAAGTGTATTGCCGATCATCACGTCCAAATCACTAGCACTGGCAACATTTCGACCCAGGGCAAATTGTTGATTTACGCCATTGCCGCTGAATGTTTCCGTGCTGGTGTTCAGCAGTGGTACATTAGGATTAAGACCAATATAACTCATATTATGTTATTTCCAAAATACTTAACACAGCATCAATTGAGCTGGCTGCACTGCTTTGCACATACACTTTGTCGCCTGTGATCAAGACCAATTTCTGATCTCCACCAACTGCTACCAGGCTAGAGCCTGATGATATTGGTGCATTAGATGAGATGAAAGTGTTTGCCGCTCCATCATTGATGAACACGTTGGCTGTGATAGAACTGCCTGTTTTGTTGGTAACAGTAAGTCCCACAACTACCACGGTAGTATTTGCAGCCACAGTATAGGAATTGATGGCAGTTGCCGTTGTTCCCACATTTTGACTCAATTTTCTTGTAAAAGTATTTGCCATTTCGTTTTTATCCTAATGCTATCGATAATGCTATTGCATCGTTAATCGTCGCTGCCAGGGCACCGTTGATATTTATGACCCCAGATACTGACACATTTCCTGCTGTGACATTGCCTGTTGCGCTGACCAAACCTGTTGTGAGTAAATTGCCTGCTTGCACATTGCCAGTTACGCTGGCCAATCCTGCAGTGTTAACATTCCCGGCTGTGATATTACCAGTGACCACAGCAAGACCGCCTGTGGTCAAGTTACCACCTGAAACGTTGGCAGTTGAGTTAATGTTGCCAGTCGCAGTAACTACACCGCTTGTAATAACATTACCACCTGTGATGTTGCCTGTAGCAACCACTGTGGTTGGTACTACCAGTGCGTTGATGTTACCTGTGTTGGTAATGTTCAAGTTTGCACCGTTGACATTGCCTGTTGCTACCACATTGCCTGTAGTGTTAACTATTGCGGCTGTAATATTACCAGTTACATTCAATGCACTTAGCACATTGCCACTCAGGCTCAGACCAGCAGCATTTAAGTTACCGCCTGTGACATTGCCTGCGGCACTGACTAGTCCTGCTGTGTTTATGTTGGAACCAGTTACATTACCTGCAGACAATATAAATCCACCAGTTGCAATATTAAGACCAGAAATATTTCCAGTAGCATCAATATATCCCGAAGCGTTTACATTAACTGAGCTAACATCACCTGTGGCACTGATTGCACCTGATGAGTTAATGTTGCCGCCATTGATATTGGCTGCACTTGTAATATCTCCTGTGGTTGACAATGCTCCTGTAGAACTGATGTTACCACCAGCAATATTGGCTGCACTTGTAATGTTACCTGTTGCACTCATTGAACCAGTTGCTGTAATGTTTCCACCGTTGGCTGTGCTGATTGGGCCGCCAACTGTGAACGCATTTCCAACTTTGTTGAATACTAGGCCTGCGGATCCTGCTGTGGCACCAGAATCGTTAAAAACAACCTGTGTGTTAGAAGTAGACAGTACCAAGTTACCAATCACGTTGTTGGCATATACGTTACCAACTGCACTAACACTGCCCAAAGCATTGACATTGCCGCCTGTTACATTACCAGTTGCTACAATTAATCCACTGGTGGTTAAGTTGCCTCCAACCACATTGGCTGATGTTGTGATATTGCCTGATGCCAGCACAAATCCAGCAGTTGCAAAATTAGCACCTGATATATTGCCTGTAGCATCTACTCGTCCACCCGTGATCAAGTTGGCACCAGTAAGGTCTGCGCTGACCACAGTGTTACCAGTAACATCCAATGTTCCGGCTGCAACAATGTTGCCACTAGCACTGAAGTTTACAGCGTTAACATTACCAGCTGAAACATTAGCACTAGATACAATGTTGCCTGCGGCTGTAACAATACCACCTGTAACCAAGTTACCACCAGCAACATTAGCAGTTGATGTTATGTTGCCTGTAGCAGTTATTAATCCGCCTGTGGTAATATTGCCACCAGCAACATTGGCAGTTGATGTTATGTTGCCTGTAGCTGTAACAATGCCTCCTGTGGTAATATTGGCACCAGTGACATTAGCACTGGATACAATGTTGCCGGTTGCACTAACAATCACTGAGTTGGTGTTACCACTGTCAACGTTGCCAGTTACAGTGAGACTTGCTAGAGTACCAACACCTGTGGCTATTACTCCTGTTAGTTGCGATCCGTTGCCTAAGAAGAATCCGCCTGCAACGTTGGCTGTGGTTGTGATGTTGGCTGCTGAAACTAACGCACTTAGAACATTACCAGTCAAGCTCAATCCAGCAGCATTGACATTGCCACCAATGACGTTGCCAGTTGCGCTGACAATACCTGCATTGACATTGCCACCAATGACGTTACCAGTTGCGCTGACAATACCTGAGTTAACATTTCCACCAGTAATATTACCAGTAACTGCTAGACTTCCCAGTGTACCAACTGCTGTGATATTGGTCTGACTTGCTGTGATCAATGTACCAGCAATGCTGACACCTTCCAAGTTGCCGCCGGTGATGTTGCCAAATGCACTGATCAATCCCTGAGTAGTAATATTACCACCTGTGACATTGCCTGCAGAAACTACATTGCCTTGAGCACTTACCAATCCGTTGGTGTTGATGTTACCGCCAGTTACGTTGCCAACTGCGCTGGCAGCACCAGCTGAGTTAACCGTGCCTGCTGTGACTGTTCCTGTTACGTTTAGGGCACTTAAGACGTTGCCACTTAGGCTCAAACCTGCGGCATTTAGGTTGCCACCATTGACGTTGGCAGTAGCGTTGATGTTGCCTGTGGCAGTGATTAATCCACTTGTGATAATATTACCACTGCTGACATTGCCTGTGGCCACAACATTACCTGTTGTGCTGACAATTGCTGTGTTAACGTTGCCACCATTGATATTACCAGTTGCACTCACTGTGCCACCTGTGGTCAAGTTGCCACCTGTTACGTTGCCTGTGGCAATCACAACACCTGTTGACGACACAGTAGATCCAGCATTGATGTTGGCTACACTGACATTGCCAGAGAATATACCTGTGGTGCCAAGTATGTTACCACCTGATATGTTAGCAGACGATGTGACATTACCAGTTGCTTGAACATAACCACCTGTGAACAAGTTGCCACCAGTGATGTTGCCCACAGCATTAATTGTGGCAGACACGTCAATGTCTGCGGCATCTAGACCACCAACTTGGAATGTACCGTATGATCCAATTGTGACAATATCGTTGGCAATTGTAACATCCACAGCCGCAAACAAGTTGCCTGTTGAATTGTCAAAACCAATAAATGCCTGACGTTCTGTGGTGTTGAAATACCATAAAT